TTGAGGTGATGATTGAAGTTGAGGACGAAGACGACTAACCGAGCCACCCCATGACATATTCCGTCCCCGGCCGCATTCGTACTCACCTTGTCAGCTCCACCTACATGGGCGGATCTGACAACCCCTTCACCCGCACCCAAGCGGTGATGGATCAAATGAAGGGTTGGGAGATTATGAAAGCCGTCACGAACGGCACGGAATATCTGCGCGAAAAAAGCGAAGCTTTCTTGCCACTGGAGCCACGGGAGGACTACTCGGCATACCTGGCAAGAGTCAACCGCGCTGTTTTCTCGCCATATACCCAACGTCTGGTGCGGGCTGCTGCCGGCCTGATTTTGCGCAAGCCAATCACGCTGACTGGCGACCCGTACTGGACGGACATTTTTTCCAAGGATGTTGACGGCTGCGGCTCGGACTTAGACGAGTACGCCCGCCGCGCCTTGATCTGTGCGCTGACTTACGGCCACAGCCACACCCTGGTCGACTTCCCCGCCCCAACTGGCGCCCGCAGCCTTGCCGAAGAACGTGCTTTAAACCGCCGCCCGTACTGGATCGAAGTAGACCCCACCAACATCTACGGCTGGCGCCTGGACCGCGAGGTCAACTACGGCAAGTTGATCCAAGTCCGCATTGCCGAGAAAGCGGTGGTGCCTGACGGCGATTTCGGCGAAAAACTGTTTGAGCAAGTCCGTGTCATCGAGCCTGGCCGGTACCGCATTTTCCGCCAGACAGAAACCAAAAAAGAAACTGCCGGCGGTTTCCCCTATCCCAACTCATTCGATGCAACGACCAGCACTTCTGACTACGAGCTGGTGGAGTCCGGCGATTACAGCTTGGGTGAAATTCCGCTTGTCACGCTGTACTCAAACAAGACTGACACGATGGTCAGCAAGCCCCCGCTGCTGGACATCGCTTATCTGAATCTGGCCCACTTCCAACGCCAGGCCGACCTCATCCACAGCCTCCACATTGCATCTCAACCGATGCTTGTCCTTGAGGGCTGGGACGACCAGACCAAGGACATGGCCATCAGTGTGAACTACGCAATGGCCACCCAACCGGGCAACAAGGTCTATTACGTGGAGCCTGCGTCTAGCGCATTCGAAGCCCAGAGCGCCGAGATTAAGGAACTCCAGCAGCAGATGGCAACGCTGGGCATTAGCACCCTTAGCCAACAGAAATTTGTTGCTGAATCTGCCGACGCCCGCCGCCTCGACCGCGTCGACACCAATTCCATGATGTCGATGGTCTCCATGGACCTCGAACAAAGCCTGCAAAAAAGTTTCAACCTCGCCGCCAGCTACCTCCAGCTGGAGCCACCCGAAGTCAAGATCAGCCGCGACTTCGACATGGACCGCCTAATCGGCCAAGACATCACTGCTCTTAACGCATTGTTTGGCCAAGGCGTACTGGACCGCGACGAGTTCCGCCAAATCTTGGTCCAAGGCGAAATTCTGCCCGCCGCCACTGAATCCACGCTTGAGGAAGAGGAGCCAACAGAAACTCCCGAACCAGAGCAACCTGTTGCACCAGGCAACGAAGACCAGATGGAGCGCCTCATCCAAGCCCTGCTGAACTAACCGATGGCGACCCAGCAACACCTAACGCTGGCGCAAATCACCGCCTTGGTGAAGCTCGCCAAGCGCGTCGAGCAATTCAACAATCTGCTATCTGGCGAAGGTCCCCCGGGCGATCTCGGCACCAATGGCGACTGGTATGTCGACGTAGTCAGCAAACGTCTCTACGGCCCCAAAACCGAAGCCGGCTGGCAAGGCCAACCTGTCGCTATTGGCACGCAAGCTCTCGACGGCACACCCCGCTCCACTGCACTTAAAACCGCCGACACCGGCCTCCAAGGCGAAAGAGGTCCTAAAGGCGACACCGGCGACACCGGTCCCCAAGGACCACAAGGCGAAACCGGTCCTGCCGGCGCAACTGGAGCGACAGGTGCAACGGGTGCCACAGGACCCCAAGGCCCGCAAGGCATACAAGGTGACCAAGGTCCTCAAGGCGACACCGGCCCAGCTGGTGCAACCGGACCTCAAGGGCCACAAGGTCCCCAAGGCGACACAGGTCTCACTGGCGCTACAGGTCCCCAAGGTCCTCAAGGCGAAACTGGACCTCAAGGCCCACAAGGACCTCAAGGTGACACGGGTCTTACAGGCGCTACTGGCGCCACCGGTCCTCAAGGTCCCGCTGGTTCTGATGCATTCGTTGCCGTAGGAACAACGGCCGAACGTCCCGGCACCCCAACAACTGGGACTATCCGGTACAACACCACAGAAAACCGTTTTGAGGGATATAACGGCAGCGCGTGGCTGAATCTTTCGCCTGCAAATATCGACGAGCTTGGAGCAACTGTCTAACTCGTTCTTCTGTTGTAGACTAATACTGCATTTTCACCTCTGTCATGGATAAGCACCTTGACAAGGTTCTCCAGTCTGACGGCTCATACAAGTGGGAACTTGTAGAGCTTCGTGCTGAGAATCTGTACGAAAAAGACAAGCCGGCCCCTGCACCCCGCAAGCGCCGCACCAAGGCAGAAGAAGAGCCTGCCACCGAGACCCCTGAAACTGAATCTTGAGTATGGAAGAGCAAGTCATCCAGGAATCACCCGTGGTGACTCCTGACCAGCCCGTGGCTGGAGCAGACACCGCTCCCCAAATTGACCAGAGTGCCCAGCTACGTGCTGAGTACGAAAGTCAAATTGCGAATTTGAAGGCCCAAGCCAGCGAAGCCGAGGAAAAATTCCAAGGCATTAAAACCAAGCTGGACGAGGTCTACAAAAAACAGGACGACCAGCGCAAAAAGACGCTGGAAGACCAAGGGCAGTGGAAAGACCTCTGGGAAGAGGCCAACCGCACCGCCCAAGAGAAAGACCAACAGATCGGCGACCTGCAACGCCAGTTAGAGGAACTCCGCACCTCTAACGAAACTGCCGCGATGAAAACCAGCGCTCTGGCTGCCATCAGCCAAGCTGGCGCTATCAACGCAGAGCAGATGTTGATGCTTATGCAAAACAACCTCCGCAAAAATGACAGCGGCAACGTTGTTGTTTTAAACGGCGGTGTTGAGCAAGACATCACCACCTACCTTTCTAATTTGAAGAATCCGGGCTCAGGTTTTGAGCACCACTTCAAGCCAAGCAGTGCAGCTGGAATGGGCGCCAAGCCCACTCCTACCAGTGCTATTTCCGCTGGTATGCCTAACCCTTGGAAGGAAGGTAGTATTAACCTAACGAGGCAAATGGCCTTGGAAGCCAGCGACCCCGACCTTGCAGCCGTGCTGAAAAGGGAAGCGGGTCGCTAAGTCCCCGTGGGACACCACTCAAGTCTGTGACTTGAACCACGTAAACCTTTCCCCTGGAGATTGAAATGGCCGCCCCATTTCAGAACTATTCCGGCGGTGTCCTTCTGGCGGACATCGTCAAGCGTAATAATCTCAGCACCTATGTGTCTGAGGCGATCAAAGAGCGCAGCCTCTTCCTGAAGAGCGGCGCTGTTGTTCGCAACGCCCTGCTGGACGCCCGCGAAGGCGGCACCCGCATCCAAGTCCCCGAGTTCAATCCTGTGTCTCCCACTGAGGAGATCATGGACGGTACCGCCAGCTGGGGCACCAGCACCAACGGCTACCTGACCCCTCAAAAGATCGGGACCGGAACCCAGATTGCATCCATCGTCCACCGTGGCTTCGCCTACGCCGTTGACGACGTTGCCGTTCTGGCTGCTGGTGAAGACCCCATGCTTCACATCCGCAACCAGCTGGCCGATGCCATCAACAAGCTGAACAGCGCTCGTCTGTTCTCCCAGCTGTCCGGCCTGTTCGGCTCCGCTCTGTCCGGCAACGCTCTGGACCTGGGTGTGGCCGCCGCCTCTGGTGCCGATGAGGACAACTTCCTGACCGGTGCTGCCGTTGCACGTGGCCGCAGCCTTCTGGGCGAGCGCGGCGACGAGCTGGACACCCTGGTCGTCCACCCCTCCGTTGGCTTCTACCTGTATCAGGTTGGCCTGCTGACCTTCTCCACCTCTGCCCTGGCCGCTTCCGGCTCTGTGGTGTGGGGCGGCGGTGGCGTCGGCGTTGGTGCACGTTCGATCGGCCAATTCGCCGGCATGAACGTGATCATGGATCCCCAGGTCAACACTGTGGCTCCTGGCACCAGCGGCCACCAGCGTGAGTTCTACTGCTACCTGACCAAGTCGGGCACCATCCTTGAGGGTGTGCAGTCGGACCTCCGCATCGAAGCCGACCGCAACATCCTGTCCAAGCAGGACGTGCTTTCGGTTGACTACCACGGCGCCTACCACGTGATGGGCACTAAGTGGACCTCCGCTGGCGACAACCCCACCAACGCCAACCTGGCCACCGCCGGCAACTGGAGCGCTACCTACGACATCGACCTGATCCCCATGGTTCAGCTCACCGTCAACAGCCCTCTGGACACCACCACCATCTGATCTATCCTTCA